CTTCACTCACCGCGAGCTTTTTTTGATATGTGTTAATTTTTACAGAAAAAACAGAGAATATAAACGGATATAATCCGATTATGAATACAAAACAGGAAACAAGATGCCGAAACCGAAGGGAAGAAAGAGCAAATTTACCGCTCCAGTAAGAGAAAGAATAATCGAAGCACTACGAGCGGGTACTACTTATGAGATCGCTGCACAGTACGCAGGAATATCTCGGAGTACTTTGTACGAGTGGATTAAGAAGGGAGAGAGTTTCGAAACCGGAGTATATCGATCTTTTTACGACAATGTAAAAAAGGCAGAAGCAGAAGGAGCGGTAGTACATCTCGGAACGATAGCCCAGGCCTCGAAGAAAGATTGGAAGGCCGCAGCGTGGCTCCTTGAGCGTAGGCATGGTTACTCCAAAGATGGTGTAATGAAAGTACAAGAGCAATCGAAAGAGATGGAACTCCCCTCGAGTATGTTAGAACTTATGAAGATGCAAGCTAGAGAACTTCGCTCGAGTATGGCCAAAGCAGAATCGAGCCAATCTTGGCAAGCCTACGCAGCACTCCAGAGGCAACTCCTCCAAGTAGTACAACAGATAAGACAGATCGAAGCAGAGGAAGGCCTCGGAGATGAACTCGAAGGGTTAACCGATGAACAGCTGCTAAGCGAGATTACTTCTGCTATTGTATCTCTTCCTCCAATACTTAGACAGAGATTGGAGGGTACGATAACAACTATGCAAGATGTGATAAAACTTCCTACGGTGAAAAGATGACAGTACTACAAATTATTTTAATCTCTGCGATGGGTGGCTCTCTTCTAACTACTGGGGCTCTCCTCGGATTAGAGAACCGCTCTAAGAAGTGGGAAGAGTTCTCTACTTCTCAATCCGAAGTTATCAACAACTTATCCACACTACAATCAGAGATACAGAAGGGAGAGCTCGAGATACAGAAATCTCTAACCGCTCCAGATCTGTTACAAGTTCCTTGCTCTTCGGAGTATATGGGCTTAAATGGTGAAGGCCTCTGTAGAGAGATGTTTTGCAGACTACAAACGAGAGAAGGAGATGGGGCTTCTCAATCGGAATGTGAAGAGATAGCGAATCTCAATAACACGATATCGATTATCGGAGCCTGTAAAGAGAATGGGATGGAGATAGATCTATGCTTAAAAGTACTAGATACTCGAAAGTAGAATACTGTATAGTTTGTGAATGTGATCCTTGCGATTGCCACGGGGTAGAGGATGAACTTCGGTTTATGGGTACAACTGGAATTAATAAAGCACGAAAAGAGCCTCTCTTGGCTAGCTGGGAGGATAGGCTCTCATCCTTCTCTCTTGTGCAAGTGGAGAGCGGGCTTATCGAACCCAAAAACAGAATACTTCTTTCTAGTATGCAGAGAGATCTCTCTTCTGCGGAAGGAACCCATAGAGATAACGATAATCGAGGGAGCGAGTAAGATGGGGATAAAACTTAAATGAGCATCCGGGATACTACAAAGAATCTAAGGAGATTAAGGAACCGGGCTACCCAGAATCCTCTCGCTTATTTTTGTCCTACTCCCCCGCAGGAGGCATGGTTAAAGGATCCCTCTAAGATTAAGCTATTACTCGGAGGGAACCAAGTAGGCAAAACCTACGCACAGACCGCAGAACTCCTCTATCGATGCTTAGGAAATCACCCTTATATCGATACCGCTCCTCCTCCTATCCAATGCTTTCTTATTACCCACTCTCATCAGCAGAGTATCACTATCCAAGAGAAGTTATATGCGATGTGTCCAAAGGATGCTCTCCATCCTTCCTGCGAGTTCGTACCCGGTAGAGGATTCCGAGGAATCCATCCAGTAGTAAAATTTAATAATGGATCTATGATCTACGTAAAAACTGCAAATCAAGGATTAGGACTAGCCTCCGCTACTGTGGGCTATGTAGCGATAGACGAGCCTGTATCTTCGGAGGTCTGGGGAGAACTTGCAGCTCGAGTCTTACGAGGGGGAGCGGGTGGAACTACTGGAACGATAGGGATAACTATGACTCCAGTAGGTCAAGATGTAGGATACCTCAAGGAGCTTGTAGATCAAGGTCGAGTTACATGCCATAAAGCTCCCTTAACCGTAGAGGCTACAACTCCAAAATATTGTAAAGCGATCATCTCACAGGAGCAGGTGGATAATATCTCTCAAACTTACCTTCCAATAGATAGAGCTGCGAGGTTAAACGGAGATTGGGTAGTGGGTATCCCAGAGGGTAGAGTATTCGATCAGTTCTCGGAAGATATGATATCGAAAGAGCCCGCTCCGATAGGTAATTACACGTTCTGTATCGGAGTAGATCATGGATCTCAACCGAATGCACAAGTAGCAATACTCGCAGCGGTAGAGATGAGCGATACTTCTAAACCTTGGGTATATGTTCTCGATGAATACATAAGCGGAGCCGCTCCTCCAGAAGCCCATGCTAGAGCAATCTTAGAGATGCTTTCTCGAAATCATATACAGCCCTCTTCCTGTAGGTGGACAGGAGATAATATACATTATGGAGGCTCCGGAGGTGGGAAGATGTCCAACTCTCTTTTAATGCGAGCCTTCGAGAAGGTTATGCAGTATCCGCAAGGAAATCTCCCCTTTCGAATTAGAACGATAAAGAAGCCTCGATATAGTGTATATTATGGGAGTGCTATGATACACTCTATTATGGCCCGTAGGCAGTTCTTTGTTAATCCGAAGTGTGAGAGGTTAATCCTCTCTATCCAACGATGGACAATGAAGAGAAACCAATCCGCGAGAAGTAAAGATGAGTTCGGTCATGCGGTCGACGCACTTCGATACTGTGTCGTTCCAACCCTAGAGAGTACTAGAGCTAATATCCCCGGTAAACTAAGGATTTATTAATGCAATATATGAATACACCCCTTAAGCCTTTCGCTCCCAATCCAGATGAACAGGAAAGATGGAGCCATACTTCCCTCCGGAAACGAATGATTATCGGAGCATGGGAGCAAGATCTCGAGGATGAACTCGGAAGGCATCTTCCTGCAGATAGGAGAGAGGCCTGGGGCCCTGCAGATCTTTCCTCGAATCCTTTCGAACAGATTACAAGGCAGTTATCGGTACTTTATCACGAGATACCCGCAGTAACGAACCTTAACGGAGATATATCCGATCTTACATCTCGAGAAGGACTTGTAACGAAGGCCGGATTATGGCAGCTTATGCAGAGAGCGCAGCAGATGGTAATCGGACTCCGAGAGAGTGCTATTCGAATAGATGTTAATCCTCATGTAGAAGGAGCTCCAACTATCGCACCGGGTATACAGTATCGAATCGTTACTCCAGATCTCCTATATTGTGAAGCCCATCCAGATCAACCGGATATTCCTGTATATTATCAAGAGGCTAGACTTCGAGAGCATAATGGGAAGCCTCTATGGGTTGCAGATGTAATCGATATCCGAGATCCTAATATGCCTATCTTCGGAATGTACATAATAGAGAAGGATGGATCTCTTGGAAGAGATGTATCGGAAGAGTTTATGGGCCATCCAACCCACAGAGGAGAGGATTATCCTTATCGAGATGGAGAAGGTAATCCCTTCCTCCCTGTAGTTCTCTATCATGCGGAGAAAACTGGATTCTTATGGGATTCTTATAACGCTTCTCAAATGGTCTATGGATCCCTAACTTCTGCGGTTCTATATAGTATGTGGGTTCACTTGGTACGCGATGCCTGTTGGAGCCAGAAATATGTAGCAGGCCTCTCCGTAGCGGGCTTATCCCAGATAGACCAGAACGAGATAGCCCGTAGATCTTCTATCGCTACCGATCCGAGTTCTATTCTCGTATTTACTCAGGATCCAGATGCTCAAGGACAGCCCTTAGTCGGTTCCTTCTCTATTCCTACGGATCCCCATGCTCTGTTAGAGTCTATCTCTAAGTACGAGATGAGAGTAGGACTAGCAGCAGGCCTCTCTCCAAGCGAACTAAGCAGAACGAACGGAGATCCGAGATCCGGTTATGCTCTCGCAGTGTCTAAGAGTGGCCAGAGAGAAGCCCAAAAGAAGTTCGCTCCTGTATTCCGCTTGGGAGATGAGGAGTTACTCGCTAAAACTGCGATGCTCTCTAATCGATTCCTCGGTACTTCTCTTCCGGAGGATGGATATCGAGTAAGTTATCACTCAATGCCATTAACACCGGATGAAATGAGAGCACAGAGAGAAGATATTATCGCGAAGATGCAAGCCTCTCTTATCTCTCCAGTACAGGCCGTTATGATGATGTATGATGATATGGATGATCGCGAGGCTAGAGAATACCTTCTCCAGATTCGAAGAGAAAGAGCGGAGTTTATGTAATGAACTGCGAGGAGTGTAATAAGCCCATCGAAGAGATCAAAGATTGTAAGGTAGAGTGGATCTCTTCCGAGGACTGGGCTCTTTCTATGTATATTCGAATAGTTCATCCGGATTGCTGCTATTACGAGAAGAAGAGGGAGATACTAGAGGAGATGGATGCTAACGATCATTGGCTACCGCTTATCGATATCGAATCTTTATTGGAGATAGCTTTCGAGATGCCTTGGGACTCTAAGAGGCTAGCGAAATCCGCTTTTTTACATTACATTAACGAGAGAAACCAACAAACCAGAGGTACAACATGCAAACAATAAACCATGAAGGAGTCGAGTACGTTCTTAAAGCAGATATCGAAGCTGCTTTCAAAGATCGAATCTCCAAACTATCTTCCAGAGCAATCCAAGCGGAAGAGGCAGCGAAGGCTCTTCAAGAGAGCTTAGATAACCAATCGGGAGAACTGCAGAAGATCTCCAAACTACAAGAGAAAGTATCTACTCTAGAGCAATCCTTAACGGATGCAGAGAGTAAGTATTCTCGAGTATCGATGCTATCCGAGCAAGGTTTTACGGATCCAGAACTCCGAGAGGCTGTAGAATGGGCTTATCAAAGAAGTAAGAGCGAATCTCCATTGGATGAGTGGATTAAGGGAATCAAAGAGAACCCGGATAACGCTCCTCTAGTCTTAAGACCTCATCTCCAATCGAAGCAGGCTACTCCTCCCACCGCAGAAGGATCCAATCCGGAAGCAGTAGCTCCAACCGCAGAAGCAACTCCAAGCCCTTCTCTCCTTCCTCCCAAAACCAATACAGGAGCGAAGCCCGCTCCAGTACAAAGCGGAGATATTCTTAAGAGAGCTGCACAGGATAGCGAGTTTTATGCACAGAATCGAGAGGCTATTAAGAAGGCCTGGAGAACTCGAAAGTATTAATATTTAAGGGGGTACTATGTCACTAGATTTACGATCATCAAATTTATATCCAAGTGTGAAAACATTCACAGCTAATCAACTCGCTACAGAGATTCTCCTTCCGAAAACTGCCAATAAGGTTACTATCGGATGCGAGCAACACGAGATACACTGGAGCACAGTAGGAACGGATGGAGTAATCCTCGGAGCGGATAAGGCCTATATCGATGGGGGAGCATATATGCAGCTCTCTCTCGGTAAAGGGTACAACCGCTCTAACGCTATATACATAGCAACAAAGAGCGCGAGTTCTGCTACAGTTATTCTCATCTTCGAAGAGGTGTAGAGATGGCCTTATACTTTTCTCCATCCTCTTCGAGGCCACAGCTACACGCGTTTACGAATAGTACTCAAGTATTGATTAATCACAATCTCGGATATAAGCCGATGGTACAAATCATCTTAACAGATGGAACGCTCGCAGAAGGAGAGGTAACCCATAACTCTCTTAATCAAGTGGTGATATCTTTCCAAATTTCACTATCCGGAGAGATTATCTTAAGGTAGTATAAGAGCGAGGGATAACCCCTCTAATCTAAATACATGGAGTATCAAAAATGCAATTCCTTGCACCGAACAATATTTTCGAGGGAGCGGTTCAACTTAACCAAGCTCCAACCGCAGATAATCACGCAGTAACCAAAACATACTTGGAAGCTAATGCAGTAGTTGGTATCGCTACAGATAGCGCAAACTATGCAGAGCTTGTAACAGAAGGTGGAGATCTTAAACTTAAGCTTAAGCCTCTCACTATTACAGATGTAGCAGTAGATACCGTAGCCGCTTCTTTGAGTGCCTGGGTAGCTTCTAACTATACTAATGGAGATGAAAAACAAGAAGGTGATATTATCATCTTGACCGGTGTAAGTGGTCGCGCTGAAACTTGGATCCATAACGGTGGAAGTGCAGGCTCTACAGCTGACTTCACAGAGATCGAAGGACAAGATATTCAAGCTGCAGAAGTTCGCTCTTTCTTAAGTGCATCTTCCGGTATCGATTATAATGCTTCTACTGGTGCTTTCACTGCTGATCAAGGTGAGATCCGAGGATTCTTCTCTGCAGGTTCAGGCCTTGCTTATGATGCTTCTAACGGTGCTTTCTCTTTGAATGTTGATACCGATGGAATCTCCGAGGGAAGTAGCAACCTCTACCATACGGATGCAAGATCTCGCGGATCTATCTCTGTATCGGGTGATGGTATCGCTTACGATAGCTCTACAGGTGTTATCTCTTTGGCAGTCGGTAGCGATGATATCACAGAAGAAGGGAATCTTTTCTTCACAGATGCAAGATCTCGAGGATCTATCTCAATCGCTTCTGTAGCTTCTCCAGATGTTCAGTTATTGCAATACAACAGTACTACAGGTGTTCTCTCTGTAGAGTTAAGCGATGTATTCGCGGAGTTATCTGCAGGTACTGGATTATCTTACTCAAACGGTGTTTACTCATTGGCAGCCAATACGAGTCAAGTAACAGAAAGCGGAAATCTTTACTTCACCGATAGCCGCGCTCGATCAGCTATCTCGGTAGATACAGATGGATTGGCTTATAACTCTCTAACTGGTCAAATTGCCCTTAATGCTGATACGGATGATATCGCAGAAGCAGGTAACCTCTACTTCACTGAACAAAGAGCCCAAGCCGCTATTACTGCAGATCCTGCAGCCGGTAACATGGCATCGGTTACTAATGGTGAAGTCTTAGTCGCTCTTAGTGACTTCCGAAGAACTTTTGCTCCTCAGAATCTGACTGCTAATACTTTCGCTACATTGAATCACCAATTAGGTGAGAAGATCGTACACGTATCAGCATACGATAGCAATGGAAACAAAGTACAATTGGATGTACAGCTTGTAGATACCAATAACGTTAAAGTTAAATCAGTAATCAATATTACAGGTGCTGAAATAGTCGTTTCTTTGTAATCGAATCTTCCTAAAAAAAAGGGGTGGGTCGTACCTCCCCCGATCCCCTTCCTCTCTGTTCTCCTGCAGAGAGGTTTTTTTTATGCTTGCAAGTGGTTATTTATTGATATAAGATACTAGTGGGTAGGGTCGCTCCCGAAACAGCAGAAGAGCCCAGAAACTAATTTTTTCCCCTTTCTTCTAATGGTGCATATCATGGCAAATGAAATTACAAATACTGGGCTAGTCGGTGATTTAAGACTCGCTCAAATGATCTCTCAAGAAATCAAATTACTACTAAAGGACTCCGTAAACTTGCGTAATACCCCGTTCGTAGACTTCTGCGGAAGTATTAACGGAATGGGCTCGGATACGATTCGAGTTCGACAGGCATTCCTAGATGGTGAATCTGGGTTCTCTGCTTTTACAGGTGTAACCGAAGATTCTGCAGTGGGTAATACTGCTCTCGTAGATTCTCACGTAGATATTGTATGCAAACGACAGAGTTTAGCTTACGCGATTACCGATCTCGCTTCTATGACTGGAATGGGCCAAGATATCGATCCTTTCCGTATCGCAGAGCATATCTCTCGTTCTTACGATGCTTTGTTCGCTAATCTTACAGCTGCTCTCTTCGGTGGTTTTACTGCTCAAGTCGGTGCTACTGCTGCTTTGACTGTAGATGTTTGGTTATCTGCTATCCAAGCTCTGGAAGCTGCAGACTCTAACAAAGGAGCCCCAGGCCCTTACGTTTGCGTATTGCATCCTGCACAGTTCGCAGAGTTACAAGATGGTATTCGCAATGAAACTGGAGCCGTAGCTTATGCTCCTGCTTCTTTCGAGGCTATCTCTGCTAAGGGTTCTCATTACAAAGGTTCTTTTATGGGTGTTGAAATCTATACTAGTTCTTACGTAACTGATAACGGTTCTAACTATGCCGGTGCTATGTTTTGCCCTGGTGCTATCGGTTATGCAACTGGTATGCCTTCTGCTCTTCCGGGTGCTGTTGAAGCTCGCGAGATGGGAGAAGTGATGGTAGAGATGGATCGTGATGCTACTAAGGCACTTACTAAGGTTGTAGGACATGCTTACATTGGTATGGCAATCTTGGAAGATGCTCGTGGAGTAGAGATCGCTACTTTGGTATAATCTTTCCTATGGTTGGATGGGGGCTACGGTTCCCATCCTTTCTTTTATAAACTTAAATGAGGTACAAAAATTATGAGTTTTACTCCACAGCCTTGGGCTCCAATGCAATCGAGCCAACAAACACTCCTTCCGGAGCAACCCAATCACCCCTTCTTTTATAAGTGGCATCCGAGTAACTGGCTCTTCCATTACTTCGAGAAGGAAGTAACGAAGGGAAAGAGCACAAAGATCGAACGCAAAGGATACTTTATTCCATCGATTAGACTAGAGCGGATAGTACCCGGTGTCAATGGTGTACAGCAAGTTAACGGAGAGATGGGTAACGCAGGATCTCGGATTGGGAAGCTACAGCAACAAGGATGGATCTATCTCGAAGCGGGTAAGTATCAGTACGTACATCAATATAGAGTAAGAGGTGGGAGATACCATTGCCCTAAATGGCAATCCGTAAGAGTAGTAGGTAATCGAGTTATCAAGAACTTCGATAGAGATGCTTTCTATAAGTGGGGAATCTCTCTAATGTTAGATGGAACTCTCCAACCTGTAGAGCCTCACTTCTGGGAACTGGAAACCTTTACCCATAATAAAACGATCGGAAGATTACAGAATACACAGCATATTCCAGAGATCAAAGTCAAGATGGAAGAACACTACAAAATAAGGAAGGATATGCTATCCTTTATCGAAGAGTTCAATAAGAAAGGACTCGAAATATACAACGAGATAAAATAATGCCTACTAGCACCCCTTACGCTCCACAGATTAAGATTCCAGAGTTACTCGAGAGAGGGATAAGTAATACTTCTACCCTTCCTATCTATCGGGATGGGGTGCTCGTAGTTCCTACAGAGGTTCGATATACTCTCTATAAACCTAATCAAGAGAAGTTAATCGATAATGCTACTGCTTCCTTCCCTGCTAATATTCCTACCTATGTTCATAGCCCTGCTATCTTGGACTCTAGCCTCACACTCGGAGAGGGATACCTCCAAGAGTGGAAGATTACAATTGTAGGAGAAGTCTTTACTTTCCGCAGGATGGGAGCTCTCGTTATTCGAAGGTTATATCCTGTAGTATCGGATGGAGATCTTACTGCTACTTACTCTCAGCTCGAAGATATCAGACCCTCGAATCTTACTTCTTACCAGACTTACATAGACGAGGCCTGGTACACGATGATCCAACGAATGAGAACAGAAGGAGGAGGCCTCGAGTATCTTGTAATGAGTGCAGAAGCCTTTCGAGCTGCTCATCAGAATCTATCTCTCTACTACATCTTCCGAGATTTCCATTCTAGCTTAGGCCAGAGTAACGGAAGATATCTAGATCTAGCTAATGAGCATTACTCACAGTATAAGGATGAGTGGAAGCAGATTAACTTTATCTATGATCAAAACCATACAGGCCAGAGCAGCAGCCCAGATAACAGAGTATCGAAGCAGCCTGTTATTTTTCTCAATGGTCAAGGTAATTATACTCGTAGATTCCGGAGAAGATAATGGGACAATCTCTATCCAGTATCCGGAGAGGAATAGCCTCTAAGATCGAAGAGATCTCGGGCTTCAAAGAATCTAAGCATACTCCGGATTATTTCGGAAGAACGGAGAACACTGTAGCCCATAGAGCCTTCTCTATCTCTGTAGCAAGCTCTACAGCAATGGAAGAGAGGCAACGGAGAGCGGTAGGAGTCTATCTTGCTACTCCAATACAAGTTCTATTCTCTTATCGATTAAGACCTCTAGATATATATCCTACGGATTACGATGCCTCTCTTGATGCAGAGGAAGAGGTTATTAACAAGGTACTCGAGGCCTATACTACGGATAATCAGTTTACTATCCGATACGTAGCATCTCAGAGAACCGTAACAGATTCCCAAGAGTATATCCTTATTACTTTATCCTTCAATATTCTACACACTATTTAACCATATCGGATACAATAGTAATCATTATCCCCGGAGGCCATTATGGCATATTCAACAATACCCAAGACTAAACGCGATGGAGTTATTACTCTTCTCGATGGAACTGGAACACCTGTAACTCTCGAAGTAGCCTACGAAGATGGTAACTTCACCTTCTCAGATCCTCAGCAGTTCTCCGAGCTAGTGGTAATGGATAGAGGAAACTTCGCAGCAGTACGAAAGCAAGATGAGCAAGCCAAGACAGGAAGCTTCTCTTTTCACTTCAGACAGTTTACAGATGCTTCAGAAGCAGGATCTATCCGAGATTTTATCTCTCAGAACGGATTTTATAATGGGAATATCTCTACCGGGTTAACTGGTACTCCTTTCGTAGAGCATTACACTATCGATATTAAGTATGTAGCAGATAGCCCAGATCTCGCAGAAGCAGATCATATCGTTACACTCAGTAAGTGTATATGCTCTTTGGACTTCTCAGAAGGAGATCCTTCTGCGTTTACTTTGAACTTCACTTGTTACGGTGGATTAACTGTAGCCTAATAGCATAAGGAGGTACTATGCTAGATCTTGGAAAACTCGGAAAGCATGAGGGGAAGATTCCTTCCTCGATTGCTACTTGCTTAGATTTTGTTTCTATCTGGGGCTCGGATCCCAATAGAGCACAACTCGGAAGGCTTTGCGCAGCTGCTATCGCAGTATCGGTTGACCATAAGCGGATACTACCTGCTTATCCTGTATCGAGTGGAGATCCAATAGCCTACGGTTATAAGATCCTCGATCGATTAATGGAGAATGGAGTTACTCCTGCGAGAGTCTACGAGATGGGATCTTCTCTACTTATTGAGATGATGAAGGTAATCCCAAGCGAGAAAGAGGTAGAAGAGAAAGCAAATTTTTTGCAAGTGGGAGAGGAGGGCTAGATCTCCTCGCTATGCGGATCGCTCTCCGATGGGGGAAGGATCCGCTATGGTATTACTCTCTCACAGAAGATCTACAGATATCTCTCCTAGCGGAGTATAGGTTATCCAATGAAGATTCGAAAGATAGGCAAGATAGACAAGAGCGGATAAAAAGGGCTAGAATGGAGGAGATGCTTAGCAAGGGTAGACCATGAAAAAATTTACAACAAAGAGAGCCGGAATAGAGATAGATACAGATCTCCAAGAATTCTATACAGGCTTTCTCGATAAGGTCGCTCCCAATGCTAGAAAGATTCTCGAAGATACTCTAATCAAGATCGAAAGCGATGCTAAAAGAGATTGGCCAGTAAGACAGCCTCAAATAAGAAAGGATAAAGATGGAGATATCGTATTCTTTCGTAAAGTATCAAAGGGATCTTGGAAGATGTTCGAGCGAGGCTTCCGAATCTTACCGGATGGATCTTTCGAGGCCTATCTTAGAAATAGAGCTCCTTACTCCTGGGCTATAAAGTTCGGAGTAGAATCGGAGAACAATAGAGGGCAGCATATTATACAGCCTCAAGGAAAGAGGGTATCTAACGAGTTAATGATTAAGCCCCAGAAAAAGGCATCTAACAAGATCGTGAAGGCTCTAGCCGATGATCTAATGCGGAGAATCTAATGGCAGAAGAGAAAAGAAGTATATCGATCTCCTATAAGGCAGATCTCAAGGATCTAATATCTAAGCTTAAGCAGATGCCCAATGTAACCGAAGCAGAAGCTAAGAAGATGGTAGGGGCTCTCGATAAGCAACTTAAGCAAGCCGAGAAAGCAGCAAAGAAGAGCGCGGAAGCATCCAAGAAGGCTTCTCAGAACGCAGCGAAAGCAGCGCGAAGAGGGGTTAAAGATTTTGATGATATGGCAGATGCAGCCCGGAGAGCAGAGGAACGCTTAGAGAATGTAGGAGAGGCCTCTGGAGATATCGATAGAGGATTCTCTTCGATGGGATTGGCTCTTCGAGGTGTTAATCCTCAACTGGCAGAGGCTGCGGATGGGCTTGCGGATGCTTTCGCAGTTACAGAAGGCTTAACTATGTCCTTCGCTGCTCTAAATCCTCTTGTAATTGCTGGAGCGGGTGTAGTAGCAGGATTAACGCTTGCTTATACTGTTTACACTGACAAAGTAGAGCAGGCTCGAATCCGCTCCGAAGAGATCAAAGAAGAGATTATAAAAATAAATGAATCAATAAAAGAACAGAAAGTAATTATTGAATCTATGAATACTACTTTCGGGAATATGACCTCGAAAGTAAACGAGTCTAGTTTACAACTATCAGTAATGAGAGGAGAGATCTCGAAGCTAGATGCTGCTACGATGAAAGCTACCTTAACAGCAGAAAATTTCAGAAGAGAGAACGAAGAAACTTTAAAGAATCAAAAACAAGCCTTGGAAACTAGTGTTCAATCTCGTAAAGATGAAATTCAATTAATGAATATACAGATTAGAACATTAAAAGATCAAAGAAAAATAGAGCAATCTCTAACGGAAAGAATAGCAGGCTCTCCAGAAAAGTTTAAGGCTATGAGCTTCGAGGAAGAGCAGTTAAGAAAGAAAACAGAAATTTTAAATGAACAATTAAAACTAGACCAAGACAGAATAGAAGAACTAAAAGGGCAAGAGAATCTCATAGCAAAGCAGGCTAAACAATTAGAATCTAATCTAGTAGAGATAGCGAAGTTAGAATCTAAAGCAGCTACTCAAACAGAAAGGAGAGCAGATGCCGCAGAGAGAGCCTTAACCGCAGAAGAACTCAATAACGAAGCCTTAAAAGAGGCCTTCTCTCTTGCTGATGATCTTCTTAAGGGGAAATCTCTCGAAGAGAAGATGGATAAGGCTATGGCTATGGCCTTCCTCGATGATGAAGGGAAGAAAAGACTAGCACAGAGAGAGAGAGTAGAAGAGCAGATTAAAGCGATAGAAGATCTGGGACTAGCAACCGGAAGAGAAGCAGAAGCAGAACTCGCAGCTATAGCCCTTCGAAGAGAAGCAGAAGAAGATCTTAACGATGAACTTCTAGAAAATGAAGAGAAGCTCCAAGAAAAGAGAAAGGAAGGAGCCCGCGCTAATATAGATGCTACCTTCGAGATGGGAGAGGCTCTAGCAGCCCTAGCGGATGCTAGAATAAATAGCGATAAGATCGATGTAGAAGCCCAGAAAGAGAAGCAAGAGCAAGTAGCACAGATGGGAGAGATCGAGAGATCTGCATACGAACAGAAGCAGAAGCAACTCCGAGCCCTATTTAGATTCGAGAAGGGGATGGCACTTGCTCAAGTAGCGATGGGTACCGCAGAGGCAATCGTAGCAGCGCAGAAGTTAATCGCTCCATTTAATGCGATCCAATCTGGATTAGCAATCGCTACCGGGGTAGCGCAGGCCGGTGTCGTAATGAGTCAGCAGATGCCTTCTTTCCATATGGGAGGGATGGCCCCGGATGAGGCTACCGCTAGAGTATTGCGAGGAGAGGCCATTCTAGATAGATCTACAGTACGCAGGATAGGAGGAGAGCAAGGAGTTAGAAATCTTCAGCAGGGAGGCTCCTCTTCTACCAATACCGTAGTAATACAACCCTTTAAGCACTTCGGAAGGTTCGCTAAGGATCTAGGAATCTCGAAAGCTCAACCCGTAGGAATAAGAGGATATTAATCATGGCCAATATTACCCCAGACTATTTGAGAGGATTCCTTATCCCGAGTATCTCTATATCGAAGGATAATCTATGGACTGCAGAAGCCTCCTTTACTCAAGGAAACTCGAGAGCAGGAGTACCGGAAGCCCAATCGCAAGGAGTGAACCTAACACTTTCTTCTATTGGCTCTCAAGGTGAAGAGATCAAAGTAGAAACTATCCAAGGAGGATTACCCGGAGATGCTCTCTTTAAATGGAGCGGAGAGGATTCCGTAGATCTTGGGCAAGATGCAGCCCATATCCTAACAGAGAGCGGATATTGGAGATACTCCTCGAGTACTGCGGTAGGAACTTATTTTAATTCGGATTGTACTTCTAGCCTCGAGGGTACTATCTGGGTAATATCGGAGATCTTAGATTCCAGTGGGAGATATACAATATCTCTAAGAAGGCAAGAGAAGAACGGTAGTATCGATCTTATCAAAACCTTTGTATCGATTATCCCTGCTTCTACTCCTTCCTCTACTGCTCATCCTTGTATTACTCGCTTACAGGATGGGAGCCTCTTGGTAGCATACTTCCAATATACAACCGAGAACGCGATAAATATAAAAGTCCATCGAAGTATCGATAATGGGGATAACTGGAAAGAGATCTCTCCTCGTGGCCTATCGGAATCAATAAGCTCTGGAACGTATGAACCTAAGAAGATGCGATTAGTAACCATAGATAATACTGTAGTTCTCTTTATAGAGGCCTTATCTACAGTTCGAAATCGATTAGCGCAGTACGTATCTCGAGATGGTGGAACTACTTTTAATCTAATCGATGGAATCTCTCCCTCTTCGGATGGGTACTTCCATCAAACTAGCCCGATCGCTCTTCCAGATGGATCTATAGGGATAGCTTATATCTCTGCAGCTGATGAGTTAAAGTTTACCAAGATTCCTAATCCAGGAATCCGAGCCTCTGCTTCTTACTGGAGAACCTCCAACGAGTATGAGATCGATACTAGTGGGGTAGACTTCGCTTTATTATCCTCTAATCAACTCTCCGAAGGGAATGTTACTACATTCTACAAGGATGGAAGAGTATGGGTTATCGCTCAAGTATACAATAATGGAAAGTTAATCGGATACTATTCGGAAGATTTTGGAGTTACTTGGGAATATGCGAGCGGTTCTACTTCTGCGGATGCAGTTATACTCGATTACGGTTCGAATAGTGATAGGCTTAAGGCCCTCTCCTCTTGTGTACATGAAGGGAGAGCGAAGATAATAGGCCATAATACTAACAGTGTATGGAGTTTGAATCTCTCCGGGTACTCTTCCTTCTCTTATCCTCCTAGATCGGAGGCTCCTTCTAGATATCAGTATCTTATGTGGGAGAGTACTTATCTTCCGGTTATGCTACCTGCTACGAGTAGCCAATATACAACCACAGGAGCAGGAACTCAAGTTCTAGATGATGAAGGCCTCAAGATAGAAACCTCTGGGAATACAAGAAATTATATCTATGCTCATTCCGGTAACTACTTCGCAGAAGGTCAAGTAATCAGATTAAGGCTCCAAGTAGATCAGAATACAAGTACAGCGAGCGATTTTATCGCTATCTCGATTAAACAGGATAACGGAGCAACCAATAGCGCAGAGCTGCTACTTCGATTCTCTACCTCTTCTATCGTTGTAAGAGATACCGGAGGAGTTAAAGCTACCATCTCTCACGATATGACAGAATCTACAGAGATCGTAATCGCTTGGACTGATACGAACGCTAATATCTATTACAGAACTGCGAACGGAGCCCAGGCTAAGAAGTGGACTCTCCAAACGATTAGCGGGATAACTCTAAGCGGTACTGGATTGGGTAATACTATCGAATGGGGTCATAAGGCTTTCTCCGGAGTTACTACTTATCGATCTCATTGGCAGGAAGTATCGATTACAACTGGAGAAGAAGCGGGCCTCTTTGATTTTAATCTACGAGGAGCGGAGTATCCTCCTCTTGGAGAGTATCAATACATAGATCAAGGGCTAGCGATAACCGCAAAGGATAGCCCCGCTCGAGGAGAGGATGAGTATAAGATCTCTCCTCGATACGATTACGCAATAGAAAATATCTTTCATGGAGTATCTTTATCTCCTCGAGTTACTTGGAGAAGTAAGAACGCTGCTACACTGCAGAAGATCCCTCTCTTTATCGATCCAGTAGTACAGGCTACAGAGAAGAGCCTAGGGTTATCGGATATGCTCGGAGTGCATCTCTCTAATATAAACTTCCGTACTTTTAATCTCCAATCTTGGAACGGAGCCTCCTGGGTAACTCTTGCAGCTGTTGATACTTCCGAAGGGTTCCAAGGTAAGTTTATTAAGAAGGGGAATACTTTAATCTCGAACGATAGTACCAAACAATTTTTACTCCAATATGGAGAGGCTATTGGATGGAGAGCAGAGTTAACGAGTGGAGAAACTACTAAGATCGTTAAGATTAGAATGAATAGCGAGGGGATCTGGAGTACAGATGCCACAGTTAAGCAGGCCGTAATCCAATACGATACAAGTTTAACGGATCCATCTTCTATTCCTGCTTCCGGAAATATTAAACTAATCCCGGATAAGATTACCTTCCTTAAGTCTAGACTCGATGGAGTTAATCTTGGGCAGTATGCTCTCTCGATAGATATTCCAGTACAGACTACTCTAGAGGGATACTTCCAGATAGGATCTCTTCTTATGGGCTCCGTAGCCTTCCCCGCTCCTCAGTATCAAAGAGGAAGAACAATCTCCTACAATCCAAATATCCAAGCCCAAGAGAGCCTCGATGGAATGTTCTTTGCTCGTAAGATGAGTAACGGAAGGAGAACCGCTTCGATCGCTTGGACAGAACCTATCGATACTACTCGATTATATGATCTCAATCCGGATTACTGGAAAGTATCTAATACTGCAGGAGCTCAACCAGTAGCGAACTATGGAGATCCTTATCTAATGAATGGAATCTTTCGATACTTGAGTAATAAAGAGCCTCTTGTATATCTTCCTTCCATTCCGAAGGATCCTGCAGGAGATCAAGTATTGCTTAACCATCGAGAAGAGCATATGCTAGCCCGGACTACTGGAGAAGTATCCGTAGAGAGTGTTATCGGAGAGGAGCGAGTATCGGAGATGTTCCGAGTAGCTACGGTTAATCTTGAGGAGATCGAGTAATGGATACAATCAAGAGATCACAGATAGAAGAGGGAGATGTTTGCTTCCTCTTAGATATCTCATATTATGGAGCGATATATCGATTCTCTACAGTACCCATCGATATATCGGACTTATCAGAGAATACAGTTATTCCCTATCGAGGGGCTCTCTCCGATCCTCCGGTTAATCTCCAGAGCGATCTCCTCGGAGTAGATCTCGAAGCCAATACAATCTCGATGGAACTCATCTTTGAGAATGTAGATTGGGTATCGGAGTTCCTTAAGGGAAGAACTTTAAACGATGCTCTATGCGATCTCTCGATGGTGATTATAAAAGAGGGGAAAACTTCTTTTACTCAGCAGGATAAGATCGGTATCTTTAAGGGTAGAGTATTGGATGCTATCTTTGGAGATCCATCCTCTCCGAAGGGTACTGTATCTTTCACGATAGAGAACTCTGTTAATATTCGAGTAGTCAAGCTCTTAGGAGAGCAGCATGTAATAATCGAAGATAACTACTCTATCGATATCATTACTCAAAGTAAGGGTAAGGTAGTTCCTTTCGTATTCGGTACTCTAGGAATAAGCCCAAGAGAGGAAGCAGGAAGTATCTCTTTCGATACCGATCTACATGTATCTCCTGCATACCAGGCCGGAGGAACTCCAACTCTATTAACGCAATACTTCCAAGTAGCATACCATCAAGTAGTAAGACCTACTACAGGATCAAATATTCAAATATTCGATGGTAAGGGAGGCTCCTTTACGAATCCAGTAGAGATCGAGATAGATTCTAAGGGTTTTGTACATTCTTACGTACCCTTCTATCTTACTGGAGTAGGATCTCCAGAAGGAACAAATCTACAATTCGATAACTTCCAAGTATCGAGCCCGGAGTTATCCTTCTCGTATTATGCCTCCTGGGGCCAATCCGGAGGAGGCTTTCCTAGTATAGATGGAAGCGGGCCAATAGAAGGAGCTGTAGATCTTTCCCTTTATGTATTAGAGAAATCGGAGTTATTCTTTGATTTTTCATCTTGGAAGGGCCTCTCTCCTATACTCAATCGATACAAGTTCGGAGGGTATGTTAACGATATAGAAGTTAACGCTCTCGAATGGATCCAGAGTAATATCTGGAGCCTCCTTCCTATTATGGTAGTAAATGGAGGGAAGGGGATACAAGCTGCTCTTAATCTCTATACATACTCCCAAGAGATTATCCCTTCTCATCATCTAATAGAGAGTGGAGAGCTAGAGATTATTAGCCCACTTACTCCGCTCGAGAGTGAGATTATAAATAAGATTACTATCCGGTTCTCTTATGCAGGTCAGAGCGATGCGTACCGATCTAAGGTAGTTATAGATCCTTTACTTAAAGAAGATGAACCTCTTAAGTATAGAGATCCCCTCGCTTATATATCTTATACTCGCTACGGACTTCGAGAGAAGGTTATAGAGGCTCCTTTCGTTTACGATCTACAGACTGCTATCCGGATTGCTAGAGATAAGATTCGAGCCCATGCTCTAGGGAACTACGCTATCGAGATCTCTGCAGCTCCAAAGTATGGATATCTGGATCTCGGAGATATTGTATCTATCTCTTCGGATAAAGTCGGATTCTCAAATCATAAGTGTCAGATCGTGGCTAAGTCTTGGAGTGATAACCGATGGAGATATGTCCTCCATATCGAAGATAATCCTCTAGTAACCATCCGAGATTAAGACTTTCCCATCTTTCTCTATTTTCAGAGGTATAGTAGCAGTATGATAGTATTCATAGATAGACAACACAGTGGAAAACCAAATAAGCCCGAGGATAGAGGAGCGGAGGTTATGCCTTGCCCTGCTTTCGGTAATGGTATGGAAGCAATCTATACAGGTTATCTATCTCTGTTGATAGAGGAGAAGCTCTTAGAGCATGGGGTTAAGGTTTTACCTATTGCAGATGGATTCTATCCAGATAGACATAAAAGAGTGAATGAGTATTCAAAAAGATTTAAAGGAGAGAAGCAAGTCTATCTCGCTCTCCATCTCAATAGCGGTGGAGGAGATTACTCTTCCTTCTTCCATATGGGAAGCGAGAAGGGCTCTACTCTAGCGAGTTCAATATGCGATAAGATGCGAGAAGCATCTCTTCCGGGGTTAACTCGATGCCTACCAAAGAAGGCCTCCTCCGAAGATTGGACAAAAAACGCATGGTATACAATCCGAGGAATAGCAAGCCCGATCGCTATCTGCTGCGAACCTCTTTTCATGAATACCCATAGAGATCTACTTACCTTCGAACACTTAAAGACAATCGGAGGAGCGATCGCTTCCGGTATTGTTGCCTGGAGCCTGTAATGGAACAAGAGCTTATCAATCTTCTATTAAATGGAGGAGCTAATATCGCTTTCGGAATGTTCTTATATATGCAGAATAAAGAACTCCAAAAGAGAGCAGATTCCAGAGAATCAAAGCAAGATAAGAAGGAAGAGGATCTCCGGGCTCGATACGATAAAGTTATCTCAGATATGCAAGCTCGAGAAGATGCCATAAGAAAAGAACTTGTATCGGAGATAAACGATCTCGATAAACGGTTAACGATGCTAGAAACAAAGATAGAGCATATCTTTAATATCGTAGATGAGATTAAAGCGAAGTTCGTAAGGGTAGGATAATCCTTTCGATCTCCTCATCTTGGAAGAGATCCCAAGCTGCTCTCTTGAATATGGTCTTATCTTGCGGGCCTGTATTCTCTACATAGAACTCGCTAAGAAATGGAACGAGCCCATCGATAGCGGAGTACAATCTCCGAGTATCGATTATGGCCATCCAGAGCTTACCGGAGTAGAGAAAGCCTTCCATAGTAATATCGGAGATCTCTCCTCCGTTCTTTATCGAATCCAATCGAGAAGCAATCTCCAGAGGCATCTCCGGGTACTTTGTTCTCTTCCATCTAAGAGCGAAGTGTCTAGCGGGTCTACTCTTCCATAATCGAGCGGATATCGTTATCTCTGGGAAGCCTTCCTCGAGGTATGTATAATCTATCCCATGCTTAAGATCCCGATCGGTTCCAATCTCTGTTCTCCATTCACCGGGGAATCTTTCTGCGAGGGTAGGTACTACCCAATCGAACCACAATCGATCCGATTCTTTTAATCTGTATTGTGTGTTCATTCCGTAGCCTCCGGACTCGATGCACTATAGCATAAAAATAAATGAAAAAAGATTCATTTTATTGATACACAATATAGAAAACTATGCTATAGTTATTTATATCCAATAAGGGATATACACAAGAGGTACAAATGACTTTTACAGATGGAAATAACGATTACTCGGTAGACTGGACACAGAGCAAGCGAAAGAGCGGAACTACTCGTAGAGTGTACGTACAAAGATTAGCAGCTCCAGAGCGGAGAGATGGTACTACAGTTCGAAAATATGTAGGAGGATTCCCCGAAGGAGTAAACCTTACGAAGATCGGTAAAGAATGGAAGATCGAAGGATATAGAGGGACTTTTAAATGGCAGCAGGCTCTCTCGTATTCAGTCAATATCGCAGTAAAGAATATTAACGCTTAATCAATCCGGGGAGGGCCTTCCTCCCCATTCACTCAAAGAGGTACAAACAATGAAACCAACAAAAGAACAAGTAATAGGCCATATCCTAGTAACTGGGGCCTTCTCTGCGATCTTCGCTACTTATGCTCTCCTATGCTATGCGGTGGGGGTGTAAGATGACTAAGGCACAAAAATATAAAGCAATGTTTTTAATAGATTATGGAGAAGTATGGGGGAAGAAGTTCGAAGATATCTACGAAAAATGTCAAGCGGATTCTTTCTTGATTCTACACGATTGCGAAGTATCATTACATAGCCCAGACCTAACAAAATATATAACTTGTGAAGCGATCTTTCTTCTCGTAGATGGTAGCTATATTATTTTCAAAACATGGGAAGAGATTACAACTTGTACAGCTCTTAAAAAACAGGGGTTCTCAATGGGATGTATAGAACTCATAGATACAATTAGCTCCTCATTGAGCTCGGTTATTGTATGCGAAAATCTATCTAAATTATTAAAAGGAGAATAAAAAATGAACAAGCGAAGAAGAAACTACATAAAAGAGAATGGAAGAACATCTCTCCGAAAGATGAGTAACAAGAGAACCCCATCTAACCCCATCTTCTTAGATGATACTCCATCTAGAAAGATAGGCTCTCTCTGTAAAGTCTGGAGCTCTATTTATTGCTCTTGGGTATACGAGGCTACAGTAGAGATTAATGGGCTAGTACTCCGTAAAGAGATCTATACAGGAGATCCGCTTATCGTTATTTTATGGGCTCGAAAGAAGTACCAGGCTATAAATAATCCTCGGTTCGCTAGGTTGATACAGATGGATATCGCAGAGAGTGATTTTACAATCGAGGATATTGCGGATACTATCGGGATTACAAAGAACGCGATCTCAAAGTGGATATCCGGAGATTCCCATCCTACTTGCCCATATCTAGTTAGGTTATGTCAGATGCTTTACGGAGTTTACTGGGAAGCGCAGTATCTAACACTCTCTAAGATCTTAGAGATGGAGCGAGTATAATGTGGAAGCTAGCCTATCAAAGTATTATCCAAGGCCCTCCGGTAGCTATGGGAAGGCCTCGGATAACTCGAACCGGAAGAGCCTACACTCCGAAAACGAGTAGAAGTTATAAGGATGCAGCTGTTAAGGCTCTCAAGGATGGAACTGGAGAGGATTGGATTCCTCTCGATGGTATCTTTAAGATCAAAGTATCCTTTGTACATCCGAGAACGAAGAGATTACACCTGCAGAAGGGGAGCCTTCCTCATGGTAGAATATGGAGGCCTAAGAAGCCAGATATCGATAATCTTCTTAAGATGGTACTCGATTGCATTACCCAATCGGAGATCTGGATAGATGATAACCGCGTAGTATCTCTTACCGCGGAAGATTACTACTGCGGAGAAGATGAGGAAGCCCATACACTCTTCTCTATTTATCAATGGAGAGAAGATGGATAAGAAGTTTAAGATAAGCACCTTCTCGAATAAGTTTACGAGGATTCCAGTACCTGCAGAAGTATCTCTCCGTAATCTAGCTCGCGCTCTTATGATGCCTTCGAAGCCCTTTCCAGTAAGAGAGAAAGGAAGCCTCCCTCTCTGGAGTCCTACTACCTTTAACGGAAATCGAAGCGGGGTTAATGCTATCGAGATCTCTTGCTTAGTATTCGATATGGATGATGGTACGGATTATGGCCATAGATACAGCTTCTCGAAGTATCATTACATAGCCCATACCTCCTTCTCTCATTCCGAAGAGATCCACAAGTGGAGAATAATCCTTCCTCTCGAGGAGCCTATCCCCGCTATCGATTGGAAGAGAGCAGCGAAGGCAGCTAAGGAACTATGGGATAATACAATAGGAGAGGGAGAGCCAGATTCGAACGCTCTAACGGATTGCGCTAGAATGTATTACAGGTTCGCATACCCGGAGCGAGAAGATAAGGATCTTCAATCTACTGCAGCCCATAAAGGAGAGGGCCTGCTTAGATTGGATTATTCCCATATTCCAAAGGAAGAGCCGAAAAAAAGATACGAACGATGGAAGCCCAGGAAGGCAGGAGCGAAGATCGGAGTAGAGGGATTATTCCACAATCTAGATTTTAGAATGAAGATAGCGAACCGGATAGGGGCTAGCATAGATGGGAATATCGCAAGGAATGTAACTTGTCCTTCCTGCGGTAGAGATGAGGTTTACTTCTCAATAGATCCTTATCTTCCTCATTCTGTTTTATGGCCTCACTGTAACCGCGCTAATAAATGCGGATGGTGGGGAAGATTGGAGGACTTGATACAATGACTTACAAAGAAGTAATCCCTAGAGGGTGTACTCCCTTTGGAATGTTTATCTTTAGAGCTGCAGAGCATAAGAATCTAACACTCCAAGAGGTAGCCCTTAAGACAGGAATAACAAAGCAAACGTTAAGAATCTATTTAACCGGATCCAGATATCCGAAGATCGATAGATACATAGCCCTAATCGAAGTACTCTCGGATAGTCGAGAGGAGTTCCAGATTAATCTCATAGGAGGATTATCTGTAATGAGTGAGCATATGTTCGCAGATAGAAGGCTTCGATACAAAGAGAAAATAAACGATAACAACAATCCAAAATAACAAAAAATACGGAGGTACAATGTATTTTAATAAGTGGGTTCAAAGCAAGATAGAGCAATTATCTATCACTAGGAGATATCTCTGCGATATCTCCGGGATATGCTACTCGAGTATATCTCTATCCAAAAAGTTCCAACCTAGACTCGTTAATCTTGTGCTAGTGTGTGAGGTACTAAACGAAGAGCAAGGAGGAGATCAATCTTCTCTCGATGCTCTCATATTAGAAGCGATTAGAGTATCTAGCAGAGAGTATCGCTTCGCTATGGAAAGACTCGAAGAGGTGAAGAGATGATATTCAACGAATGGTTAAAGATGAAGGCTGCAGAGCTAGAGATTACTCGAAAGTATCTCGCAGAGGTAACCGGTATCAACTATCGAACCTTACAGACTACGAACACCTTTAGACCTCGATTGGATAATCTCGTTATCCTTTGCGAAGTTATGAACAGGGTACAAGAGGGAGATAAAGATTCCTTCGATGGGTTGATTATCGAAGCGATTGCAGCCTGTATAAAAGATTATGAGTACGCAGTAAAACGATTAGAGGAGGGGAAGTAATGAACCAAGAAACAATGAAGAAGATGTTAGAACTCGCTAAGCAGATGGGAATCGATGCAGAATATAAGCACGCTCCAGAAGGTGCAGATATTGATACTTGGGATCTACTACAGAAGAGTGAAGCGAAGTACGATAAGGATGGAGAGTTAACCAAGCCTCCTAGACCATATGCCAATCGGAATAACATAGCCCTAATCTTAGAGAACGATCCTCTCTTTACTTCGCTCTGTTACAATGACCACGCTAATAAGGTGAAGTGGAACGATAGAGAGCTCTGGGATCCAGATCTCGAGGAGATAGGATTACATATCGAGAGATGTTATCGAATAAAATATCCTTCTGCAGATATCAAGAGAGCAGTTCTTAGAGTAGCCCATCAAAACCTAGAGGAAAGGATTAAGGATTGGCTAGAGGCTCTTCCGGAGTGGGATGGAGGAGAGAGAATCCATTCTTTCTTCCATAATGTATTTCGAGCGGAGAGAGTACCCGGTAGCGATCAGATTATTGAAGAGATGAGTTCGAAGTGGTTTATATCTCTAGTCGCTAGAGCACTGGATCCGGGGTGTAAAATGGATACCTTCCTTATCCTCTGCGGTGAGAAAGGACTCGGAAAGAGTACAGGCCTTCGAAATATCGTAGGCTCTCAATGGTTTTCTGATAGTAATCTCGATATCGCTAAGAAGGACTCTCTCGAGTTAATCCATTCTACGGAGACTTGGCTATGGGAACTAGCGGAGCTACACTCTCTAAGCGGTAAGACTGCGGATAACTTCAAAGCATTTATCTCCTCAAGTGAAGATAAGTTTAGGCCAGCCTATCAGCAATTCCCAAAGAGTTATCTCCGTAGAGTAGTGTTCGCAGGTACTTCGAATAACTATCAGTTTCTAACAGATGGCCCGGAGAGAAGAGTATGGCCTATTACCTGTACAGGCCAGATTGACCAAGGATATATAAAAGCATGGAGAGAGCAGCTGTTCGCGGAAGCCCTTGCAGCCTATCGAGAGCCGGAGAGCATCTTTCATCTAGAATGGGAATCTCAAAGAATGTTAAGCGAGTTACAGCAGGCTTATATAATCGATGATCCTTGGACTATTCGAGTAAGAGAAGCTCTAGTAAGTGGACAGAATACAAGTGCTCAGATTATGGAGTTCTTAGATCTCCCCATCAATCAGCAGCATACTGGGAACGCTAGAAGGATTATGAAGATAGCGAAGGAATCCGGATACAAACAGATAAACAAAGATGGATCTCGAGTATACATTAGAAAATAAAGGGGGTAACGATGGAGAAAAAATATAGCATTGGGAGCCTCTTCGCAGGGATAGGAGGCTTCGAACTGGGATTGGAGCGGGCTATCCCTGGGGCTTATACTCTGTGGCAAGTCGAGCAAGAGAAATATTGTAAGAAGGTACTCTCTAAGCATTGGCCAGAGGCTACTATTTATGATGATGTAAGGAACATAACGAAGAACAATACAAAGCAAGTGGATATCCTATGTGGTGGGTTCCCTTGTCAAGATATATCCGTAGCAGGAAAAGGGGAAGGTTTACATGGGAAAAAGTCTGGTCTTTGGTGGGAGATGCACCGTATTATCGAGGAGTTACAGCCCAAAGCAGTTATTATGGAGAACGTTGCAGCAATCACTATTCGAGGGCTTGGAACAGTACTTGGATCGCTATCCCAAATCGGGTACGATGCGGAATGGTGTACTATACGAGCGAGTGATTTCGGAGCCCCTCATAGAAGAGCGAGATGGTTTTGCATCGCTTATCCCTCCTCAGTGTCTAACAGCAGATGGACTCCTACCCACTCCAATAAAGAGCGAGAGCGAACGAAGGAGCCGATTCCAGCAAGGAGGCAGACCTCTAATGTGTATGCTTTTAAAGGGTTATCTACCTACTCCCTCAGTAAACGAGAGCAAGAACAATCCTTACACCCCTTCACAATGGAAGAGGAAGGACTCCCTAAATATAGATGCAGCCAGGCTAGCAGGCTACACAGAAGAAACTATTGGGAAGGATTCCCAACTGAATCCCCCGTTTGTAGAAGAGATGATGGGATTCCCTATCGGATGGACAGACTTAGAGCCCTAGGTAATGCTATTGTTCCTCAGTGTTCGGAGTGGATAGGGAGGAAGCTCTGGGAGAGTGGTATTCTACAAAGTAGTAATTGATTTATCTCTTCGAATACGGTATACTCATATCGAGTTAATTGAATGAATGTTATAGGCTTAAGGGCTCGGAGTTCTCTCCGGGCTCTTTTTGCGTTTAGAATACTCTGCAGAACTCAAGTAATACTTGATAACCAGTAAGAAAAATAAACCAGTACCCCTCGAATCTAATCAAAAATACAGATCGGTAATGAAAAATACAGATAGAATACAGATGATATACAGATGAAAACAGATACCCAAATATCTTATAATGCCCTACGATAGGGGAAAAAGTACCAATATTTAACAGATATTGAGTAGTTTTTATAAGAAGTATATAAATAGAGGGGGGTATTTATATTATACTAGCAAAGAAGAGGCCCGAAGTACCCTAGAATAGTACATCGAGCCCATAGCAGCGAACGTATAAAAGTATTTAGTATCTGTATTCTATCTGTATTTTATCTGTTTCTATCTGTATTTTTACTCTGCTTCCAGTTTACGGATAGCCCTTTTAACCCATCTAGAGGCAGGAGTACCACCCCATAGAGCCCAAGCGATAGCAGCCTTACTCGTTTTATCTTGTCTAGCCTTGCTCTCTGCTTTTGCTTCTCCATGCCTAGCGAACCAAGCATCCATTAACTTTAACTGGGGAAGATCAACCTCTCCAGAGGCTAGCCTTCTCGCAGTTCTTACTCCAGTACCGGGTATCTTCTTTCCTCCTTCCTCTTTGTACGATGCTCGTTTACTGATTGGGAGGGATAGGTTATAATCTATTGCTCTCTTCGCGAGTACTTGTATCTCTCGAGGAACTCTAATCTTAGGCATGAAGCCTCCTGTTATGTTATGGTGTGTTATGAAAATGAAGTACTTAAATAAGATAAAAGAGCTCGAAGGAATCTGCTTATCGGAACTCTTTCCGGGTATAGAAGTAGAAGAGAACTTTACAATCTCCAACGCTCAAGAGTTCCTAACTCTACAGATCGAAGAGATGCACGATGCTATACACTGTCATAGTATCGGAGATACATCTATTATATCAGTAAATGGAGAGATCTACATAGTAGCTAAGTGGGATACGAACGGAGTAGATCTAGACTTCCAGAGAGAGAGCTTCCCTGCTATTGGATTGCTTGGAGCGATACTCGCTACAGTAAACCATGTAAGAGGCCATAACGGAGAAGAAGAGAGCGAGGACTATGGCACGATCTAAGCAAGATAATCTCCTCATCCAATACAAGATCTCCAGATTAATCCGAGAGGGTTACAAGTGGGAGCAAGCTGCAGCTATAACAATGAGAATGTATAAGGAAGGAGAGCTAAGAGGATCCACTCCTTACTCGAAGCCAAAGAAAAGAAAGAAGAGAGAAGATAGAAGAAGAGATAGATATCGCAGATAATCTCAATACTAAAAGATACATGTAGAGGTACATAATGGATATAAAAGAACGAAGAGAACCGGAGATTAATCTCCATCTCGGATGCTCTCTGCAGGCTATGCGAGAGATGAAGGATAACCAATACGATCTAGCAATCGTAGATCCTCCTTATGGGATAGACTTCGATGGTAATACTACAATTTATCCAAAGTCAGGATTTAACAAAGGATTTACCGATAAACAGCATCATAAAAAAAAAGGTTGGGATAAACAGAGGCCCCCTGTAGAATATTTTAAACAATTGCTTAGAGTATCGAAGAATCAGATTATATGGGGAGGTAACTATTTTTCTGATCTCCTACCACCTTCCAAAGGTTGGATATATTGGGATAAGAAAATTACTAATTCCAATGAAAAAAACTTTTCAGATGGAGAGTTAGCCTATACATCTTATAAAAAGAGGCTTATAAAATATACATATGATTGGATTGGATTTGGGTATCTAAATAATCCTGACAGACAAAAAAAAATACATCCTACAGAGAAGCCCTTCGCTCTCTATAAATGGTTATTAGAGAACTATGCGAAGGAAGGAGATAAGATTCTAGATACTCATTTAGGATCGGGCTCGATTGCTTGCGCTTGCTACGATATGGGATTCGATCTAGATGCTTTCGAAATAGATACAGACTATTACAAAGATACTTTACTTCGCTATACTGAATATTCGAAGCAGTGTAAACTATTCTAAGAGGTACTTATGGATATTAAACTAATAGCAGCTCCCCTCGATATGGGAGATCAAATAGAAAAGATCGAAGCGATGATAGAGAAGAGCGAACCCTTCTTTATCTGTATTAATCTTAATCAACTTGTAGAAGATGGATTCTCAGAGAAGCAGATATTAGAACTTGTATCGAGTATTCAAAGAGGCCAGGATAACTCTCTCCATATTCTGCAACCGAAAGACAATCAATTCCATTATACTAATGAATGGCTCCGCTCTCTATACCACGCTTGGGATAGAATGGATAACGTACTATGGTGGCAACCCAGTAAGATCGAGTAGAGGCTCGAGAGAAGCCTCCTATAGGCCATGTGTACCTAGGGTACCCCCCCCCCGCACTTCACTCA